CAAGACTGGGAAGTCAACATCGACAAGGGCACTGACAACAAAAGAATCAGATTTGAAGAGGGCTTAAGCGTTTTTAACTCTGTTTTTTCGTAGTCTCTTGTTTTTGTTCAATCCAATCTAAGGCTCTCTGAATCTGACGCGCTTTTTTCTCTGCAATTTTGCGTGTCCCATTTTCAATCAAATGTAGATAAGAAACCGAAACCCCTGACGCTTTGGACAATCTTTCCAAAGTTATGCACAGCTTTTTTCTTCGATCTTTCAACCCGTTAGAAACCCACACAAATTTATATTTTTTAATTTTCTTGAAATTCTTCACAAGCTTAGTTAGGTTTTCACAAGTTTTGTAAAAATAAAAGGAATAAAGGAGACAACAAAATGACAGACAACCAGCAGCACAACATTTTTTGCATGAATCACGACCTGTGCAATCACTTTGCAAAAGTTAAAGACTGTAAGATTTGCGATGCGCGCGCACAAGACAAAGTCGTAGATACTGAGATGTTAGAAAGGAAATGGTCGCGATATGTACCCAAGAGAAAAGATTAAAATATTTAAATCAAAAAATGGTGACAATCAAAGCATCGACGATGAGTTTTCCAATGCTTTAACTTGGATCTTATCTCTTCCAGAGGAACTTTACCATAAGAGCAATCGGCTTTCTCACTCAGGCCTTAAAGAATTCAGCCGTTCGCCTGCCCACTACAAAGAGTTTGTTGACCAACAGGGAAAAGAAACAAAGAAGCCGAAAAAGTCTTTTGAGTTTGGCTCGCTCGTACACAGAGCAGTGCTAGAGCCAGACAGATTTGAGAGATTATATGCTTGTGAGAAGTCTCATAAGATGGACGGGCTGCATCGGGGATCCAAAGAATATAAGACCAAGTTAAAAGACTTTAAAGAAAACCACCCAGAAACCGTTTTGATAGACAACCAAAGTTACGAAGACGCCTTGCGAATCCGAGATTCACTCTATTCTAAGAGAATCACTCAAGTTTTACTAAGTGGAGGACACCGAGAGATAACAGGGTTTTTTGACGAGCCACAGACAGGTCTTAAATGTCGTCTTCGCGCCGATTACGTAAATTTTTCTTTGTCTAGCGTTATAGATTTAAAAACAACAACAGACGCGAGAAGAGAATCTTTTGAGCGGGAACTCTACAATTACCGTTATTACAGCCAGGCCGCGTTTTATTTGTCAGGCTTTGAATCAATTACGGGAACGGCCCCCGAGGCCTTTGTTTTTTTAACAGTTGAAAAGTCAGCCCCCTTTGCTTTCAAAGTTTACGAACTCGACAAGGCGACAATAGAAGTAGGACGCAATCAATGCTTGATGGATCTTTTAAGTTTTAAAGGGTGCCTAGAAAAAGATTTATGGCCAGGATATGAGACAAAAGAGCCGGAGCTTTTGGCCCTGCCTTATTTTGCGTGGGCAAAACAAGACGATATCGAACGTGAATTAAACGAAAAACTTAGCGAAACAAAAGATTGGAGAAACGATAATGAGTGAAAACTACGACTTCCGGAGAGCGCCATTTGAAAAGAAACTTATTAACGTCGATTTGTACCGAGAACTAAGGTCAATCAAAGATGCGCTGTTGCTTTTGAATGATACACAACAAAGAATTTTCGAATGCATAGCGACCGAGAGCTTAAAAAAGACTCAAACCAAGGCCGAGAAAATATGGAATATCTTGAGTCAATGAAAAGGAAAAAAGGAAAATATGAAACAAAAAGATAAAATAGAGACCAGGATTAGAATAGGCATCAACGGCAACTACATCACGATAAGAGACACTAGACCGCTGCTGAACGGCATCAAAGAGTTGGGCCAACCGGTCTCGATCAATAACCGCAAGTTTGATCGTGTCCGGGCAAAATACCCTGCGAGCATCAAATATCTAATGTCAATGGGCAACGGATATGCCGGGCTTACGCAAGCCGATGGAGATAGAGTTTTGGCAGAAATTCACAGACAACTGGATCAATCTGTGCCCGGCTTAGCAGAGCTACAGGACGCGCAAAACGAATGGGCATCATATCACGATCAGTTGCAGGACGCTATTGATCGTGGCGTCGTGGTCGCGCCGAAAAAGCCCACGTCTGACCTTAATGCCATCGCGGATCAATACCCACGAGCGGCCATGTATTTGCGTGCTGAAGCTTATTGCCAAGCAAGCCACAATCAAAAATGGGCCGCTGGAAAAAAAGCCAAAGAGATCATTTTGAGCGGTGGTCCGCTCAATGATGCTGAGCAGACACTAGACAAGTGGGCGAAAAACCTGGACTTGGATTAATTAGAATCAAACAGGTATTTAGAGACGATAAGGGTGGTGCAATGCCAGTTTATTTATACGCACCGATTTTAAAGTAGAAATGACCTACAAACTCAGAAAGAAGCTTGAGGGATGGAAGGAAGATGCAACGAACGGACTTGCTCATGCCCATGGTGTTAAGTTCACGGCTGAGGTGGCGGAGTATATTACCAAGCTTCAATTTAGGCATAACGAGTTAGTCAAAGCCCTGGAAGTGTTGCTTGAGGCGAATGATGTTGCCATCAATGAGCTCGGGGGGTTTGATCCACCAAATGAATATTGGAGAGATGACTTGTGTTACCGAGCGAATGACAAAGCCCGCCAAGCAAGAAAGAAAGTTGAGGAGATAATTTGCAAAACAGAAGGCGAATAATTTTCATTCCAAAGACTGAGCGAGATTCAGTTAAAAAGAAGCTTATGGGCAAAATAAAGAGGGGTAGCGGGGGTTGTTTGGAGTGGACTGGCAAGAAAGACCCGCTTGGTTATGCTAGGGTCGTCGTTAACAAGAAACAGGTTTTGGTTCACAGGTTAATGTATTATCTAGCCAACCCAGATTTCGATCAATGGAAGCTTGTATGCCATAAATGTGACAACCCGAAATGCTCCAATCCTAAACATATGTTTATTGGCAGCCAGAAAGCAAACTTAAGAGACTGCTCCTCTAAAGGTAGAATTGTTCGTCCGTCTATCAGAATAAAAAAATGCCCACAAGGCCATTCATACACAGAAGCAAATACATATATTTATATAAAAGAAGGATATGAGTGCAGAAGCTGCATCACTTGTAAAAAAAAGCGCGGTTTTGAACATAGAAGACTATTAAGGGAGGCTAAGCAATAACCCCGACGGTAAGTGATTATGGAGATTGAAAGAGTGATTGGTTATGTCGAAGGTCTTCAGCTTGCTTGCACCAATGAGCAAATGAAGAAGGCCTTGAACAGGCTTTTAGAAATGTTGGAGGAGCTTAAAGATGACCCCGAAGATTAGCGTAAAACCAAAGGAGAGAGGGTGATGAGTGGACCCAATTATATTTATCCAGACTGGATTGCAGCAAAGCTAGACTTGGTTGAGTCTCTTGCGTTGTCCGAACCGCAAAAGAAAATTCTAAATGAGTGGTTTAAAAAAAACATTTTTGAAATCGGCGTGGAGCATCGTTTTTCAAGAGAGATGCGCGAACATATGAAAGGCGACGAATTTAAATCAGTTGCACTAGAGGCTATGTTAAATAATCTTGTGAGATTAATTTACAAAAACGGATGTTATACACAACGACAGATAGAAAACCAAAATCTAGATACAATTTCACAAATACGTATTTTAGTTTGCGCGTCGCCAGCGTTAGTGGGTAAAGATATTCGTTCAGATATTCCGACGATGGATGAAGAATATAGAGATGAATAACAAGAAAGAAGCCAGTCACCTAACTAAGCTATCGCCGTTTTCCATCGAAGGAATATAGTTAGCGGTGTAGGCATCGATCTTTCCAAGGTTCCAACTTTGACCTTCGTGGCGGATGATTGTGTTATCGATGGGGCTTACCACGTTTACATTATCCCCTAACCTTGATTGCCAGTTATTAGGTAGCGCATCAAATAAGGCCCGAAAGCTTCTAAAAATAGGGCATCGTCGATTTAACTTAGCGCACAGTGGTTTCGAGTTAAGTCGATTTTGTTTTAAATCTTTTATCTCTTTAAAAATGCTGAGCAGGTCTTTTTGGTCCGCATTACTTCTAATTAAAAGAAGCTTTACGTAAAAAGCACTTTCAGCGTTTCGGATGACAATAAGCCCTTTATTCGTATCACTAATCAATGCGTGGTCCTTACCTCCGATATCAAAGCGGTAGTTCTGGGCTCGAAAGTTTTTATACTTATCTCCGTCTGGATAAAGCCCAGCTATTAAATCAAGGGCGGCTTGAAATTGAGAGTCAAAAACGTCGTCTATTATTCTACCCATTAGAGATTATCCCATTTGTCTGTCATCGATGTACCGTGGGAGATAAGTCCATCGCTCGATGTGATTTCCCACAATTCAAAGAAGCCATTAGTTCCGCCGATACCACCGGACCCAGAGTTTACAGTAGCAGACCAGTTGCCGTTATATTTTTTTGCAGCGATATAGAGGACACCACCCCCTCCGTTACCGGATTGAGAGCCTGTAGTAGTCCCTACCAATCCTGTTCCGCCGTTTGCGGCAATAATTCCAGAGCCATCTAATTCGTTAGCAATCACAACACATAATCCGCCACCACCGCCGCCACCGTGCCCGCCTCCTTTAGAGCCTCCTGAGGAAGCAAATCCAGCACCACCGCCGCCACCGCCACCGCAACCGTTTGTTCCGCTTGCGCCGGAACCTCCAGAGCCTTCGGCTGTAAAAGTTCCGTTTCCGCCGTTTCCGCCGTTTCCATAAGTAAATCCGGTTGCGTAAACAGCAGCTTCGCCGTTTCCCGCTTCACCTCCAAAAGACTCACAAGGGCTTTTAAGGGTAAATGCGGCAATCCCACCTGTAGCATTTACACTTCCGTTTCCGCCGTTTCCGCCGTTTACGTTTCCAGAAACACCATGACAGTTGGTTCCATCTTGCATCGCACCGCCGCCACCGCCGCAACCGCCTGAGCCACCGACGCCACCGTCGACATGGTTTGAGTCTTGTCTAACGGCTCCCCCTCCTTGACTTCCGTTGGCTCTAATTCCGTTTCCATCTATCGTGACTTTATTGGCCCATATGAAAACGGCTCGATATCCGTTAGTACCTTCTTGAGCCCTAATTAAAGATGTCACCCCACTCATTTCTAGGTGATTTCTTTTAACCGGGTCTGTTCTAGACGAAGTGCTTGAATTAAATTGTAAAGTGCCTGTGACGAGTTGATCGCTTAGGGAGGCGACAGCTACTTTTCCATTGGAGGCGTAGGGCCCGACTTGTGGCAAAAAAGACTTCGCAGACGACCTAAAAAACTTGTGATGAAACATTTACGAGTAATCCTGTGAAATTATTCCATAATAAGTAGTGCCGTCATAAAAAAGAGTCACCAGGTCGACCGCATCATTAGAAGTCGTAATCGTTGGAGCTGAACCGCCAGGCCAATCGACACTTGCTGGCCAAGTAATATTTCTAGAAGTAAACCCTTGAATAAATTTAATTATGTAACTTGCCCCGGCCTTGCCATTATTTAGGGTTAAGGTAACGGTTCCAGTAGCAGAACCTAAATCTATTGTTACAGAGTTGCCATCGTCCCAATCAACGGTTTCAGTCGTTCCAGTTGGTGTTAAGGTCGATTGATGCGAGCTCCAAGCCTGAGCGTTGTCGACTTCTAAATTTGTCCCTGCGGCCTGATTTCCTATACTGAGGACCTTGGCCAGTGTTGGAAACAATCTAGAAATCATAATGGATATTTTCTCCGAGTCGAATAAAAAACACTATGTAAAAATCCATGCGCTGCAAAGTTGGCCCAAAACACAAGGAAAGACCCAGCTAAGGACATCGAGAGTCCTCTTAGTACTAGAGCCAACGTCGTCATTATGCTCTTTGAATGCCCAAAAAAGCGCCACTGCTGCCGGATAAATAAGCCAGTAATTGGGCTCGATGAGCATCGCAAAAAAACCGATAGAAAACCCAGCCTTCCCGTGAACCGCAAGCCTCCACCACGCTACAGCCCAACCTTCACCCAAAAAGTCTTCATCTCCGTAATTCGCTTTAATCTCCTCGTAGCGACCTTTTCCGAATAACACATTGAACAGCCAGTCAGGGTACCGATTACTCCACCGGACCAAACCCACAAAACTCTGGTTTTTAAGCGTCTTTCTGGCTTTTTGAATCAATACCATTAACTTGTCAAATGAACCCGCCACAACCCAAACCTAGGCGCTTCCAGCGATAATTTGTTGCTGTATGCGGACAACGTCGTCAACGTAAGGCTGATTGATATATTTGCCCGTCTTTGATTTTCTTGGCGATCCGGCGTTATAAGCTGCGACGGCTCTCTCGGTGGTCTTAAACCGAGCAAACATCGATTTCAAGTGAAGGGCTCCGTATCTGGCGCCAACGTCAACCTGGCAAAGCTCAGGAAACCAACCACGAAAGCCATGTTCGCGAGCCACCGAACCCATTATTTGAGCGACACCCCAACTTGTTTTCTGGCCGATTTCTTCAGTTGCAACACTGCTTCCTATTTTTCTAGCAAATATACCCATGTCAAAAATGTACGGAAAATCTGGCTCGTATCGCATTGCTAAAGGATTGCATGAACTCTCACGAATGCTAATGGCTAAAAAAACAATGGGGTCTATGCTGTTTTGTTCAGCCGCTTGAAAAATCTGGTCCTTTACAGCATCGTCAACCATTATCTGACCAATTCTTGAAAACCGAATCTGCTCTTTTAATCGCTTTATTTTGCTTCCTTGTTTGCTCTCTGGCTTTTTCTCTTTGTTTTGCGATTTCTTTTTGGGCGTCTTCGGCCCGTTTTTTGTTTTCCCGTCTGATCTTGGCACGCTTGGAGAAATATCGAACAATGAGCGCAACCAATCCGCTAACCAGAGTGACAATCGCAACCCAAAATTCTGGATTTGCTGCCAAAGCACCAAAAACCCCCATTTAGTTGAAAACCTCGCGTTTTAAGAAATCGCAACTTCCACAAAGAGCCGTGCGAAAGCCCGTCGAAAAATCAGCCGTACAATCTTTTAAGACTTTTTTAGACCAACCTTTCTCAGGATCTCCACAAGCAAGTTCCGTGTAGTCTTCATCGACCACCCACAGCCTCAATAAGCCCTGAGTGTCGACCACAAATTCAGCATCATCTTTATCTTGAAACCATAGTCGCACAAAAAATCGATACTCGGCATTATCTTGTTCTTCGACGCCTCCTGCCCTTCCGACAATGTCGGATAATTTTACAGATACCGAATCTTTGTCTTTAGGAATTGAAACCGAGACACCAAGCTTTGAGCCATCCTTTGTTAGAAACTGAACCAACGCACAAGACTGGCGAGAACATCGAACCTCTGGAATGTGTAGGCTAATTTCATAATCTAAAGAATCTCCGACGTTTTTTCTAATGAATACATAGCCGTTGTGGCAGCCCTCGACAGCGCCACAAACGATTGCAGAAACATCTCTTCCCTCCGCTGCCGAAAGACTGAAATCAAAGACCTCGGGCTCCCGACAGCTAGAGATCAGAGCTACGAATGAAATAAGTAAAAAAGATCTCACTTTGATTCGATTTGTTTTTCTTTGATCTTGGCACGGCTGTAACTGTACCCAAGCGAGGCCAGCGCCGAAGCGATCAGACCTAAACCTTGCGGTAAAAACCCGTCACCGGTGACGACTCCGCTTTCAAGAAGCAGCCCCACGACGACCGCAGCCATCGCTAGCCAGAACTCTGTGGTTTTGTAGCCTGCTTTTTCAGCACCCTTTTTCGTTTCATCTGCCATGTTGTTTCCTCCTAAAGTTTGTCAATTTGATCGCTTGTTCTACGATCTAGACCGAAATGTGTCGCGATCTTACTCACTAGCTCGAAAGCTCTATCTGCCTTGGCTTCTGTTTGATGCAGTCTCTTATTGTCAGTATCCATTTTGCGCCATATCGCCGCAGCCTGAGCTTCGAGCTTTGCTTCGTCGCGAGCTTTGTCGACAAGCACTAACTGTATTTGCCGATCCAACTTATCCAATCTAGATTCTATGCTTGAAAGGCGTCTATCGCTGGATTTCGCAAAACTGCGAAGCAAGACCCCAAGCAATAAAAGAAGGATCCCATTAGAAATTAAATCTTGCATCCAACTGGGCATAGATTAGTTAGTATCCACCGAATAAGTTATCGAAAAGAAACCGCCACTGTCTGTTTTAGCGGCGGCAGAACCAGCAAAATCGGTAAAATCAAAAGCTAAAGTTCCATCTGATTCGACAATCACGCGGTTTAGAGTCCCGCTGTTACTATACAAATTGTCGATGTTATTGTCTGGTCTTGCCCAAGCGGGAATCAGACCGACTGCACTTTCAGGTGTCGCATTTGAAGAAAACGTAATCAGTTCATTTTGCGTGATTGTTACTTTGCTATCGTTTTTTTCGATAAATATAGATCCGGCGGTGAAATTATTTGATCCTGTCACATCTATATTTTCTTTGCGAGATTGGAGCAAAATAGCTTGCGGTAGCTGTTGATCGACAGGAAAGACCGTAAAGTAAACGCCAGCATCGCCAGACGAGCCGTCTATATCGTTTTCCTCCGGGGCGGCGTCAATGTTTGAACTCTCAAGTAAGTCGATTCGGACTTCACCCGCAGAAACATTTTTAAAGACTTTACAAAGTTGAACCACTTCTCGGCAATCAAGCCCAACGCAAGAAGTGGAATTTGTACCATACGAAACTGTGGCACTATGGCTTTTCTCTAAAATAGATGTTCCGTCGGCGTTCATTCTTCCAAGGTTAAAAATCTGCTGATAGTTTCCGGTCGAATCAGCGTCTCTGTGTTTATGGACAAAGTTCGCACAAGCCAAAACAGAAGACATTCTAGGTTGATTATATGTGATCCCGACAACCTCACTACCCGCACAAGTCGCTCCTGTGGCGACTGCGCCGTCGCAAGAAATCCTTGTGGAAGCGTTTTGAGAGTCATCAGTTGCAAGAGATAGGGTCGAGTCTATTATTTGGTTGTCTTCGCTCCCTGGCAAGTCGTCTGTTAAGCCCAAAGACGTATCAGCGCTGCCGACAATTTGAGCGCCCACAGACCACCCCAAAGTAGAGACGTTTTGAACGGTCTTTTGCGTACTCGGGACGTTTGCCGCATCGATTGCGTAAATGGCGTGTAACCGCATTGTGGCACTTGAGCCCAAAGCAAAGTCTGTTCGATCTGGCTTGGCGATTTCGAACTGTCCGGGGCACCCGGCATCGCCTTGATCATTTATCTCGCCAAAGCAGTCGATAAAGTTTCCATTCCCATCTGTACACGCTGAAGTTGTGCCAGAAACGTCATGGTTTGGAGTGGTAAAAAATGTAGAAGGCGGAATAGGTACAGTACCACAGATTGCAGTGTCCGCCGTACCTCCTAAGGTAGCCTGAAACTCAAGGTCAATTTCGACGGCATTTGTACCAATGAGCCTATATCGATAAACACGCCAATCTACAGAGCTAGCCGTCATGGTTCCGTTTGAAACAAGGTCAGAGTCGTCTAGGCCAGTGCTAAAATCGACCCACTCGCTTGTCGAAACAAGGTCTGTTAAATCTCCACCAACACCCAGGAGGGCTTGGTCAACGAAAAGCTCGGCAGCATCGGCAGTTGCTACAAATTTAAGGCCAAACGTCCCAGCCGCCGGACAAGTAAACGTGACAGAAGCTTTTGAATAGGTGTTAGCAACAGCAAGGGCAACTTTACTCAAGACATTCGCAGAGCCATCGACCACTTGCAGCTCTATATTGGCATCTCCACCCTTATAAACGACAGAACCAATGCAGGTTCTTCGATGCAAGCCACTCGGTATCGTTTGTAGATCGCTTGAAAGACTGTCGCCGTTTGAATTTGCGTCCCAAGCCGCGCTTCTTTTTCCAAAAGCTGCATTTGCACCAGATACAGCCGAGAAGGTTAAACCTCCTGAGTTTGTCCAACCCACGAGCCCGTTTTCAAAGCCAGGATTTTTTAAGGTGTTTATTTCTTGGCTCGAAGCCTCTTTGACATCCGAACCAAAGATAAACGCAAACGCTTGGAAGCTAATAAGAGAAAATAAAATTGAAGAAACTATGGTTTTTTTCATTAAAAAGATACCTCCGTGTAATTTGGAATAAAACGAATTCCTGCTGTGTCCGTATCAGATCCGTCGTCCACGTCCCGGGACAGTTCGATCTTTATAATATCGCCTGCCGAGGCGGCAACCCCGTTTATTTCTCCTGACGAATCAGTCAGATTAAACTCAAGGACTTGTAGCAAGTTTGCAGGTGATGTAGCCGTCAAATTCGCCGAATCTGTTGCCTGATTGACCACAGAGTCTATTGCGTCGCTTGCCGCCCTAACCAAAGTTGCCGTGGTGTCAAAAACACCAACATTCGAAGTCGACGGACTGTAAAAACCACCTTTTAATTTAATCTGTCTTCCCGGCACATACGAAGTAGGGATTTTCAGAAATAAGTGGGCTTTTTGTATCTCTCCACTAGTTCCTTTATCGTAAAGAAAGACGACTTCTGAGTTCTCTACTGACACCACAGGAGCAGGTGCTTCTTCAGCTCTCCAAGCAATCGATCCAGAACCGCCAGACGCACCACCAATCACAGAGTCCACACCCTGGTCATCTCTTAAAAACAAGTTTCCACTCGTATCTGACCAAAGCCGTCTTAAATTAGCAGACGGATTTTGAAGACTTCCCGCACCTGCTTGTTCTAAGACATCGACATAGCGCTTTCTAACTAAGTCTCTCGTGTCGGTGATTGCAGCCTGATTTGCAACACCAGAGACCGCAGTCACTAAAACCTCTGCGATTTTTAGTTCACCTGCCGGGGTAGAAGGTGCCACTGGCGAACCACTAGGCGTCCCAGTGACTTTACTCAATGTCGCAGACCAATCATCCTGTACGTCGATAGTGGTTATTAAAACCTGCCCGTCCACCGAACTTTTTACATTGCGGCTGTCTGTTGTGGGTGTCGTCCTAGATGACTTAACCGTTATAATGTCTATCCTGTCATTGGAGCCATCCGGTGCGGCTAAAGCCACATTTTTAGATGCGTCGAGAGCAATAAGCCTTTGCTTTGAATCTGGGTCAACCTGAGAGGAATCTAGTTGCATACCCAATCCAGGCCGGACACTTACGTTTGTTCCGTCGACGAATTCCACGAAGAAAGCGTCATCAAAAAATCTGTCGCTTCCTTCATCCAACAGTTGCAAAAGGACTCTTTCGAGCATTTCTTTTTCTCTTAGTTTTTGAAGACGGTTAAAGTCGCCTTGTATTACTTCCTGACCGTCGTTAAAAATTGCTCTAGGCATATGATCCCCCTAAAATTAATAAACTATTGTTGAACACTGATCAGCCTCCACCGAGAAGAATCCGAATCGTAAATAAAAGTCGCTGCCCCGTCCCCCGTTATCGTAACATCCGCACCGGTCCCCGTGATAATCCGCCTATCGGCCTGTGCACCGGCATCCTCATTGGCAATCGTTAGATCCCCGCCTTCATTCATTAAAACAAATTGTTGACCACCACATTGCCGGAATTGTCATTTAAAGACTGCAAGGTCTTAGCCGTTCCGCTCGTTAACTTTCGCACCCCTGGCCAAGGATTAAGAGGATTTAAATTGCCTGAGCTAGCATTCGTGCCAAACTCATAAGCAAGCATGGCGTTTATCTTATGCGCTCGCGATCCGGCTGCGACGCCAATCGTAGACTCTCCATTGCTATTGATGCCATACCAAACCTCGCCACCCGAAGTGCCGTCCCTGTTGGTTCCAATTTCAAAAACCGAAGAAGTATCATTGGCATTTGAATCAACATTTAAATAGAGGCCTCCGATAGCATTTAAAACCCCTGAGCTTGTTGGATAGTTTATTTTTACCCCATCTACATCGAAGCTAATTCTTGTGGCTGAAAAAGAATCCTTTAGATCTAACTGACTTCCAATAATCCTATGAGTCTGCGTGCTTCCGGGCGCACCTAAAACTAGAGCTTGATTTGGATGTAAAGATAGCCCAGTTACACCCGCTGTCATCAATTCTAATTGGTTACTAGAAGCTCTTTTTAACCCTGTGTCGCTATCTCCAACAAAAGCTAAACCTGGCTGTCCCCCCGTCCCTGTCGGGACTCTAAAATTTGCAGCGCCCGCTCCTGCGACAGAATCTCCGACCCAACTACCAACTTGGGACCCGTCTACGGTCACGTCTAAAACCCCTAAAGCATCCGAATAAAACCCTTTATCCGGATCTGCTATAAACGAATATGCCGGGAGTGCAACGGTGCCGTTTGAGATCTTTATAACCCCGCCAGTCAATGTCAGATCGGCTTGCGTATCGCACCCATTTGAACAGACCTCTTCGAGGTCGAATTCGTTAAAAGCTTCTGCTGTTAACTCGGTGCCCGCTTGCAATGTGACTTGGAAATCATCTCCCACAACAAAAGGAGTTCCTCCGTCGGATATTTGAACCGAGACAACAGGATTCCCGTTAGAATCCGCCACGTTTTGGATCGAGCCGCTTTTTATGGTGCCAAGAGACCCGCTTGTGCTACCCGTCACCGAGAAAGTCGCTACAGGCCCCGCCGTTGTCGCTGTAAAGGTAAGATTTTCGCTCTTGGCTGCAAAGCTTACAACGCTAATTGTGCATAGTCCGTTACCTGTATTCGCCGGTGCAATGTCCGCACAGTTTCCGGCAGTCGGGTTTACAAACACGTCTTGGGCACATGAGTTTAATGTAAAGGCCCCAAACACGAGCAAAATAAATAAAAAGCTCGTTTGACTACAAATTCTTTGAAACATCGATCCCCTCTCCTCTTTTAAAAGCTTCTCTCTCAAAGGGAATGCTAAGGTAAGCGCTCCTATGATTCCAGTATTTTAAAAACCCTCTGATATAATCTCTCAAATATTTGAAATAAAAGCCAATTAACCCATGCTGTTTGATTTGCTCAAGATGCACCATTTCATGCCTTAAAGTGGCTTTGGTGACCGCAGACCTCGGATATTTGAAGAACACAAAACCAAGCAAAACAATGGCTTTATAATGTCGGAACGGCCAAAACTTGAAAATCATAGATTCGTAGTAAAGCCTTTTCATCGAATTAATTCGGCCCTAGCCGCCTTCCAGGCCCCATTTTCGCCCCTGGACCAACGCCAGAAAATCCGCCATCCCCGGAAAGTTCCTCCGTATCACCCGCAGTGATGACACGCTCAATCAAAATGAAACTCACACCTGCTGCTCTTACGTCTTGAATTGCTTGAAACACGAGTTCAAAAACGACCGGGTCAGAAATAGAGCCGCCGGGACTTAGAAACGCCTGCCTGCTGTAAAAAACCTCTCTTGAGAAAAACACGTCAAAAAGGGGCTCTTGGCGCGGCATAATCACATAAAAATGATTGTAGCCGTTTTCCATAAAGAGTTCCTGTCGAGAGAAAAAGGCTTGTCGACTGAAATAGGGCGAGTCTTCGATCTTCTCTAAAACAAGGGAGTTTGTACTCCCGATCAGAGAATCAACCAGCGCCTTTATGGCGACCTTGTTGGACTGATTAAAGATGTTTTGGACTCTTCTAGCAAAGTCGCTGTCGACCTCGTCTATTCTTTGGGTTTTGAGTCTTTCTCGCCCATGTTCTGTTAAAAACCGAGTTGAAGACTTAAGAATAAAAGTTTCATTAAAGTAATCTTTTGAATCCTGGTCGATTGTCTCAAGGACTTTGGCCAGAGCTTGAAAATGAGCAACATTGGCGTCGGATTCCTCAAAAAACCATTGGGGCACCCATTGCTTGATCTTATCGAACCATTGTTGTTTGCTCAGAGCCATTAGCTAAGGCTCACCGTTCCAGGAACTAGTTTTTCATTATCTGCGGCGTTTACGTCACCAACTGGCGTTGTGGTTGAAAAAGCCGTCAAGTCATCACTTCCGGCTGGCCCCCATATCGCTAAAATCGCAGCTTCCGCGGTCGATCTGACAAAATCCTTACCTATGGCTAAACCATTTAGATAGTCTTTCATCGAGTCAATGATCGCCGTTGAATCTGTGTTGAGTGTCGAGAAATTTGGTCCACCCGGGTTTAAAGTGATGCTAGCTGTCCAATTTAAAGAAAGAGCCTCAGCACCAGCGACCTTAATTAAAACACCGGCCGCTCTCACCGATTCTATGTCATCTTTTACAAGATCCACTAAGGCTTGAGAGGCCGTCCCATTAGCATCGGCAATGTAAAGCGTTGCCCTTGGAATTCTGAAAATCTCCGCTGCTGATAGCGGGCTTCCTGTAGTAGGATCGACTTCCCGCACGTTTTCGAACTTTTCTAGAATTGTGGCCATCTCGACGCCAGAAACCGTTTTGGCCTTGGCTTCAACCGCCCTTATCGTTGCACCAGGGAGCTGTTCAATAAGATTACGAATCGTCTGGCGATATTCTGGGTCTGTCTCTTGGGCTGCACCGCCAGAAAAAGCCGACGAATTATCCACGCTCAGACTCGGATCTCCAAGGGTACTTTGAATCACTGTAACTTTATTTGCGGCAACATTGCCTGCGGTTCCCGCTTCCACCGCTCGCACCGAAGCATTTATGGTAGTAGTCGTTATTGTTACTTCTGAAATCGTCGCAAACTGTGTGCTCGTCCCGTTTGCATTGGTTGTCGTTCTAACGACTGTTCCAACAGGGATGACGATATCTCCCGCCGACGTGTCTGGCCTCGAAAAGGTGACCACACCCACGGCCTTTTGTGGCCCTGGTCTCGCAAACGCACTTCCAAAATGATCCGTTGCCAAAACCTCCAACTCGTCTTCGGCACCACTTTCTAAAGACCCTACAGCACTCCTAAAATAGGTCTTCCGAAACTGATCAATAATAAGTTTGACCGCTTCGCTTGTGGCAAAAGCCGTTACCTGTGCCAAATGATCGTTTATCGATCCCTCAGTGAAATCTGTGAGTTCCGGTTTTTGTGCTTGTGCTTCGTTTACATATAAATCGACTAGTTCTTGTGGTGATCTAACCCTCGTCATGTCTGAATACCCCCTCCGAACGGCCTAAAAGAGACCCCAACCTCGTCAAAACCCAATATCTTTACTCTGACCGCAATGACAATCTGATCGGATGCCCTTGGGTCCATCTGGACAGAAACACTTTGCACACTCTCAACTCGATCATCTCGCAATAAGTTTTCTTCGATCCTCTTTGCAAGATCTCTCCTATTGTCGACCGTGTTTAGAGCGTTTTGAAATCGTTTTATTCCGACCCCGTAATTTGGCCTTCCAATAAGTGATCCCGGTTCGGTAACGATTCTATGCAAAATCGCTAATTTCATGTTTTCTCGACCGGATATCTCTTTTAAGTCGCCATTTTGGTCGGACAAGTCGCTTTTGTGTTCAATATCGGTTTTTAGTAATTCATCTATTTTAGGCATTATAAATCGTCCGTCGCTGTTAGAGTCGCTGTTGCTCCACCGGATGTTACACCCGTAACCGAAGCGATTCCGTTTGCATTAATCCACTGAACAACAGCCTTTGCAATCGCTTGGGCGTGCAGATCGTGGGCTTGCTGAGCCGTAAGGCTGGGTTCTGTGCCTACCGTTCCGAATTCTGCTTCTAAGGTCGCTTTGATCGTTGTTTTTAAAGTGGAGCTTGTCAGTGGCATTTTTTACTTCTCCGTAAAGCTAAGATCACTTAGCATGTCTTCATTATCAACTGGATCGGCCTTGATAGCGAGAAAGCTTGCACGATTGATGGGCTCGACGCTTAAATACCCTGGCGGCATACAGATATGCCTATGATCGGCAGTTAGTTGTAGATCTTCGGAGTAAGCCGTTTTAAAAACCTGCCCCAAAACCACGTTTTCGCCTGGGTCGCCTTCATTTGACGCCCTTTGTAGGCTTACTTTCGTGTCAGAAATTAACTTTGTTTTTTTCCCAGCCAGAGCCCTAATCACAGTAGAGCCGTCTTGAGCTTGGATTGGGATTTTGTCTTGCTTAGATGTCAGCCGCTTTAAGACAAAGGCGAAGTCTTGGTTTCCCTCGTGAAAACCGACAATGACAAGGTCGTCGACCACAGGAAAGCCAAATATTCCAGCGTCGGGGCCGACTTGCTCCCAAGTCATTTCAGCAATGATTTCGATTTCGTCCGGCCATATCTCGCACTTAACCCGCATTCTTGACCGGTCGCTGACCAGCTCCGTTTCGGTGATCTTGGCTAGTGCAATGTGGAGTTTTTGGTCTTTGAACAACTCCCTCAAAAGCTCGATTTGTGCGGTTTTGGCCATAATTATCCCTTTAGCGACGCCGGTATCTCAATGAAGTTTAAAAAATCAACTCTAGTGCTAAAACCATTTTCTGAATCAAACTGAAATTCGACGGCTTTCGTGTAAAAAATGGGATTAAATCGACCAAGAGCGACCGCTAAAGCTCTTGCAACGTCGTTACGGTAGCCTCTTTGAATTAAATAATTTGTCCTGGCTTCGTTGCTCTCTAGGCGCCTGATTTTCTTTAAATCCCTTTCATCGTCGATTTCTATTCGTAGCGGGGTGCCTATCCTCAGCTTGGTGACATCGAATTCAACCGGGTTTTGTTCGGTCCCAAATGAGACAATCATGTCTTTGGTTTCCATTTCCCCCTCTAGCTGCTGTCTTCCAAGCTCCTCAAAAACGCTCTCGCCAATGGCCTGGAGTTGCTCAAAGCTTTTCACGTTTGGAACAAGAAAGCTTAAATAAGGTGCTGGTTCAGCTTCGACCTCTTTTCCCCTCGTGTCGAGTTTCGTTAGTTTTACCTCTTGCTGCAAAACCCCTATCCTGCGGGCAAACGCATCGGAGGCTTGTTCCGGGATTTTAACCAAGATCATCTGCTTATTGTCAAAATCGAACGCTCTCACCGCCACGTTGAACTCTTGGACCCGTCCTACTTTTCTCTTGTAGCTCAACTTCTTTAGGTTCTTCCCAAAAATAAACTGTTTGGCCTGTGTGGCGTCATAAAGTGCTCTTGGCTTCGTTATGATTAACTTGTCCAGCTCGATATACGCAATCAAGCCGACAGACCGAGCAAGTGACTGTATGGCGTCCCAATAACTTTCCTTTTTCTTTGTATTCCTTTGCCCCGAGGTCTTTTCGTGGTCTTTTGCGTCTTTAGCGAGCACAGGTAAATCTTCACCTGTTCTATTGACCACTTCGATGTCTTGGGTTTGTGGAAGCTCAGACAAAAGGTCGGAAATGATTAAATCAACAGGCCTGCGAAGTAACAAAGGCCCTTTAGCTCTTCCTTCTTGCTCAAAACCTTTTTGAGACTGCGTAAAATATGGTTGATCCACGAGTAAAGACGTGAAATCCCGCCCCGAGAATTTAACCGTCCGAGAGCTGTCATCAAAGCGAATCGTCTCCTCGTCAACAAACCCTAAAAAGAGAATCTCGTCCTGGGAGGGCTCAAGTCGTGTTCTGTTGCCGTCTCTATCAAATAGAGATCCCATGTCTTGGACATGAATGGTTACGCCGATTGAACGCAAAGACCGCGGATCGAAAGGAAAATTCTTATAATCTATTTCGCAACTAAATTTGTCTGCTTCTGTGTAATCGTTGATGTTAACCGTAAGCTGCCGTGGATTTACTCGAATGACCGTTTGTTTTGATAAAAGAGGATCGTTTTCGTCTCCAAATGTTTCCCAGCGAACCCTTAAAGTAATGGCTGCTTGTGGGTAATAGACACCCATTTCACAGCCTCGGAATCTCTAGGATTGACCCAAGGCTCAAAGCCGTCGTGGTTAGATTGTTATGATCGAAAATCTTCTTCCACTGATCCGCATTTCCATAAAAACGTGTCGCAAGGTTTTGCAAGGTGTCGCCATCTTGAACGAGATGCCTTTGAAGTGGCACTGTCTGCGAAATAGCTTCAAATTGAGCTTGTAGCCTGACTAGTGGGTCCATCAGTTCGGCTTGTGCGCTAAATCTCTCGGCGAGAAAAGACACTGTGACTGTTTCCTCAACAATATCTCTTTGCGGTATGCTATACGACGTTAGACCAAGCCGTCTTCTGTATTGATGCAGTTTTGTCCTAGCGTTTCTAGTGATCCCGATTGCTCGCACAATCGAATTGTCGACATCCTCCCGAGCCTGAAACAGAGCGTCCATAAAGGAAGTAACCGAGTTTATCGGCGTTGCTACAAATTCAGAGAAAAGACCGCTGAATCTCTCAAATATCGTCTGGCTCATTAAAATTGGCTTCGTCTGATTGGCCAACTGTTCTTCTTGTAGCCTAGCGATTAAGTCTTCGTTCACGTCGAAAGGCAGCTCTTTTGTAGAAGACACCAGGTTTTGATTTGTTGGAAGTGTCAGACCAATGATCGAAAATTCGACTTCATAGTCTAAATCTCCAAGCGTACGGAGAGGGAATCTTGCTGTTTCGATATAGCCATAGCGTACAAACTCACCGAGCGAGATTTTAACGAGATTTCCCTTAAATCTCATATTGTCTATTTTTTGGGCTAACTCAAAACTGGCACCATATAAACTTGGATCTTTCAATCTCTTGTCGTAAAGCCGACCCCGGATTCTTATCGGTGCTTCTCTTGGCCCCAGGACTTGGACTGTGGGCTCGGGATTGCCTGGGTAAAAATCTTTGACGACTTTTTGTTCTCCGCCGATACCCTGAAAAGGCCTGAAAGGCATTTGATTTCCGATAAGCTGGACCCTCTCGCCTTCGGCTCCGCTATCTAATATTTCGACAAAATTAAAACCACCGGCGAAGTCTTGAACTCTTGGAGACTGAATCTTTCTATCAAAAGGCCGCGAGATTCGCTCTTGAAGTCGGTCAAGACTCTCTGATGTCGTGTTGATGTCTTTAAGAATAGCCATTACTGGGAGAAAGCCCCTTCAAAAGATCGGTTTACGCTTTGAGTAGGATTTCTAGCAAGGTCTAGAAGCTGTTGCTGGACGGTAAAAGCAATTCTGTCAGGCTCGATCTGCTCTTTGAAATCCTGCTTGATCGTAACGCTTCCAATGTTGACGACGTTATTGGCTACTGGGGCAATGTCTGGGTCAAACCCAGCAACTCCCGACAGAAACCGCCGGTTTTTATCAAAAATATCCTCGGCTCCGGCAACAAACGCGTCTCCCAAACCTGAAAAAGAAAGGGGCTCTAAACTGAATTCTCTAATCGCCGCAAATATCTGCCTTCCAGCTTCTAAGATCGTAAAGACTAATCCTTGAAAGGCAGCCTGCGCCAATACAGACGCTAAACCGAGCTGTTCAAAAAGGTCTGTGATTAGGGTCAATGCTGGAATGACGATACTTTCGAGCAAGAAAGCTTGAGAGAAAAGCGGCGAGATAAAGTCCGCCAACGCATCAATCACCCTCGTGATGGGACTAATGATTGCGGCAACCGCTAATCTGAACTTTTCTAAAATTGGAGCTAAAGCAGCCAGCACTCTGGGCAATGCCTCGGCATCTCGTACCTTCGCAATCGCTATGGCCCTTGAAAATACCTGGAAAAGACCAAATATGGCAGCCAAAGGAACAAAAATTCTCGACAGGAAAACTGTGATTTGGCCAAAAATAGTCGTCACCTTAGTGAAAACAAACAGTTTTGTGGCCACAGCTTCGACAGCCGTACCTATGACCCCTAATGGCTTTAAAATAGCGTTCAAGGCTCCACCAACAATAGGAATTCTCAGTGCAAGGGCTGCTAGTGCGTTTGCAAAAACAAGGATCGACCCAACAGTAAATAGCGTGCCTGTTGCCGATACGTCTCGGCCAAGCCTTTGAAGTTGTAAAAGATTAACGATCAGTTGCCTAGGCGACTCTAGAAGGTCCTCCACGATAGCAGAAAGGGCCCTTGCGACGGTTCTTCCTTCGGTGTTAAGGCGATTGCCGATTTCGGTCAAAGTCCTGATTAGAGGGCCTCTAATAGCGTCACCGATTGGTCTCAAAATACCGTTCAAACCAAACAAAATATTTTTGATCCTTTGAAATTGACCGCTCAAACTGCTGATCTGACCGCTCACAACGTCGGCATCAGAGCCAAACTGTAATAAGCCGTCTCGAAGCCTTTCGACACGTTCTTGAATCGGCAATACATTAAATCGCCTAGCTGAATCCGCACCCCTTAGGTCTGAAAAAGCCGCCGTCTCCCCTACAAGTCGCCTAAAAAGAGGATCTCCTGTGCCCGCAGCGCCTTCAATCGCACGCAAAAGCTGCCCACCAACAAGCCCAGGGGATACGCCCAAAGTCGGAGCTGATTTCAACAAACCTCGACTAATGTCTAGTGCTGTTTGGAAATTTGGCCCAACAAGACCCTTTGGAGCTAAAATCGCACTTAAATTCTTGGTAAACTCTGTTAACTCCCCCTCGGGAAGAGCGAATTTTTCGGCTGTCTCGGATATCCTCGTTAAAAGCGACTGACTGACTAAAAGTCGTTCGTTGAAAGTATCAACGCTGCCAGTGAAGGCCTCTTTATTTGCTGACAAGATGTTTGCAAATTGTAGTTGTGTGGCGTTGAAACGCTCAGAGGCCTGAACAGCCTTCCCAAGAAGCCCTAATATTCCTGCCTGACCTAGGCCAAGTTGAGCAGCAAGGCCAATTCCTAGGCGCTGAAAGCTTAATAAAGCATTATCAGCCGCACTGGATAAGTTGTTCGCTGACCTTTCAAGAGCGTTGGCGTTGGCAATCGCCGTACTTGTTTCAAAGGAAAATACCGAAAGAACTCTGAAGACTGTCGGTGCTGCCATTTACTTACCATTCTCCCTCTTAATGATATTGTTCAGTTCATCTATAAACGTCTTGAATTGAAAAATCGTCAACTCAAAGATGTCAGAGGGCCTTAAGCTTGAGTATCTTGCGACGTAGGCGATTTGTCGCCAGAGTCGAGCCTCACCAGCTCGAACTTTGGGTCAAAAACCTCTTCACCCGTCAAAGAACTTACTGCACGCATAGATTGGTTATATTCAGTCAATGTCAGCAGCGCCCCAAGATCTTCTTTTTCTGGTCCAGTAAGCTTTTTTTGGTCGATCTGGACGAGTAACACTTTTAACATGGCCTCTTGAAATCGAGATCCTAAAGCGAGCTTATTTTCTGAATCATTGGGTCCAACCATTTGAATCGCCATTTTTTGGTCTTTTACCTGCGGATCTTTCAAATAGATCGCTTTGCCAGACTTTAAAACTACTTTGTGGACGTTTAACATTTCAGCCATTATTTACCCCTGTTAACCCTCTACGGCTCGTCTCCCGGCAGCTTGGAACTCGTAGGTCTTTGTTATTTTTTGAGTCGATCCGGGCAACCTCTTGGATAGCCGAAACTGAAGGTCGAAGTAAACATAGCTTTTTGACCGACCGTCGGTGTAAAACTCACTCAATACGAATGAGTAATCACTAATTCCAATCCCGGCCAAATTGTTATTCTCTAATGCTTCCATAAACTCGTCGATTTCCGGTCCTTTGGTTTCCATTTCAATCGTCCCAGAATAGCCGTCGATTGATTGATCGCCTTCAGGAAACCTCTGACCAACAAAGAAACTACGTTGGAACGTCGAATCTTGGTTCACGTCTGCTGAAGTGATTGTGAAAATATTCACGGGGTCGCCATTATCAAATATGGTCAAGGTCCCGTTGTGACCTCTAATACTTGGTGTTGCCATTATTCACCCTCCGTAACGACTACTGATTGACCGATTTCTGCCTGCAAAACAATAAACCGCATCGAGCTGAAGATTCTTTGCTTCCAAAGCACCTTGAAAAATCCCAATGCAATCGATTGATCTGTGTTTAAAGTTTCGACATCGATTAGCTTTGCTTTCCCACCGCTGACTTCTTCATCAGAAGGTAGAAGACCGTCTCTTTCCGATCTCGTCACAAAATCTCTGATTGCAGCGCCAATGGCCAATCTGTTTCTGCGATTGTTGACCGCATTTTGGTAATTCTTTAGAAAAAACCCAGCCGAATTTGTTAAAAAGTCGGCCATTCTTCGCCTGAGAACTTGCGTTTTAGAAGAATTCGAAATTTGTGTGACAACCCCACTTTTTACCTTCGGGCCAATATCCGGGTCGATCTCAAAAGCACTGACACCAGCGTCTTTTAACTGAATGTAGTCACTGTTTGACAGCGTCCTTTTAAGCTTTATAATCCCGCCTAAAAATTGAGTGTTCACAGAAGAAGCCGGGTCAATATTCGGCGCTGTCTGAGAAATTACCGCCGCATACCAACTGGCCGGGCTTTGAAACGTCAACGACGACCCAATCAATGTCTGGACCCAAGGGTAAGCATAGATGATTCTCCCGTCTGAGTCCCTGTGATTTGCCACGTCGGAGATGACCGCGTCTTTATCATCGTTTTCAGCCCCGGCTAGTATTACCATTTTGTCTTGGGTGGCTGCTGCGTGAAGCTCAAGCTTGTTCCTTCTAGCGGCATTGTAAGAATCTAAGAAAAGGACATTTGCTGATTTCGGAGCTGCAAAATCATCGATTGCGTTTTCGTACGCCGTATCTGCAAGGGTTCCGTCTGATCCAGTGGCTAAATTCGTCGCCGCAATAACGACGGGCTCATTTGCCGAAACTGGACTTTGCACCAATACGTCGACCATTAAGGAAGAGGCGAAAATCGCATCGACTTCAGTCTGGTCTTTACTTGCTACCGAGACATTATCAAAAACTTCATCTGACAAAATAGAAGTCGAATTAGTGTCTTTGAATGTGTATTTCAAGCCCGTTTCAGTTCCCGTTTCAACGGTAACCGTTATGTTATTCCCATAGGCCCCTTTGGATTTAGCATTTACCGTCAAAACCGCAGCCGCACCCGAATCATCGAGATCAAGTGTTGCTAAAGCAGCGTCTACAGCGACAGCTCGCCTGATCTTCAAACGTCCGTATCGCTTATTTTTTAAATTCAAATTTCCAGAGCGATTCGTCTTTCCAAAAATCTCTTCAAACTGCTGTGTTGAGCCGACCTCAACGATTTCTTCGGGTCCTCGCTCGAAATCACCAACATAACCCGCGACGTTTGATGCCACGCCTCGAATCGCTGGGCTTGGTGCCCTCTCATCGATGACGATTTGATCTACATCATCAAATGTCGTCGGATCGTTACTTCTAAAAATAGCCATTATTGAATGTCCTCCTCCGTTATGTTGACCTCTCCTGTATCGTTAACCATTGTCGATACGATCGCAAATTCTTTTTTCTCCACAACGCCCAGTGTATCCGCTGTCATCTCTATTGTAGCCCGTCTTTCCCGACGCTGCGACGCACCCTCTGTATCACTAAGACGATAATTCGTGATGAAATAATGAGCCGTGAGGCCGAAATACCCGTTCATCTTCAAGTTTATTCCCTGAGGCTCGACGTTTTGATTGAGCGCAAAAAACGCATCTTCAAAAAGTTCGTGGCGCTCTTTCTTTGACGCACCCCATAGATCCAACTGCAAAGGAAACTGATAATTGCCCACCACCCATTTTATTTCAAACTCGTTGTTTGAGTCTGGAACAGGTATTTCAATTTCAAAAGGGTTTTTCTCTGCTTCAAAAACAGGGTTTAAAGTCAAAATGGACGCACTTGGAACTTTTATTCGTTCATCTGGATTTGGAAAGTCCTCGTAAACTTCCCTTAAAATAGGCATTTGAACCTTTAGAAAGTCCGCCAAGGTCTCAATAACCTGCTCTGACAGTGACTCTTTAGGACCCACTTAAAAGCTCTTTCCGGATGTTTCTTAAAATTTCTGGAATCTGTTGCCTTAAAACGGCTTTCGGCTTTATTCCCTCCCGCTCTATTTTTCTTTGGGTACCAATGGCTAATTGCCAAACTTCTGGCGAAAAATCAGGGGGTTGTGATGGATCTTGCAAGACTCGCTTTGCCCACGCTAAAAGTGGGCCTATTGGAGGTTTAAAAGGTCTCGCTCCGAACTCGATGATCGGTGCGTGTGGGGCAAAGTTGCCAATGGCCATCTCTAAATCACCTAATTCCACATCCCAAGATTGAGCATATAACCCAGTATCAACAGGTGAAGCCCTAATTAAGTCGGGCAAAGATCTTACAAGACCGCGTGCGACAGACCGTTTTTGCTCTTCTATCGTCTTTCTCGCCGCACGACCGCCTATCTCTTTGGCAAGATCTTGAATCTTAATGGTTTTAACAACCGGCATTAGACGACTCTTTGTCCTGACCAAATGTCTTCAGAAGAAATTCTTCTGATCTGAAGATCCCAAGTCAGTTGCTTTTCTTTAATTGAAACCACAGTATAAAACTTCTCGTCTTTTGACCTATTGACGAGTTTGTAGGCCTTCTCGACGCTTCTATCGTCTGACTTCGTGTCGATGTCGCTTTCACTCGGAAACTGTCTCTTGGAAATATTCGTCAAAATGATATCGCCTTGTTGAACACCCGCGTTTTCGTCTAGACGTATGTCGTGGGAGAAATCTTTAATCCCAGGGGTAGGAGAAATCCTTTTTTCGGTGTCCTTGAATTTGCCAGAGCCCGGCTGATCTCCTGACCAACATCGAGTAATTAAGAAAATCTCAGCTAAATTAGCTCCAATGTCTTCCCGAATCTTTAGAATCGGGTCAATTCCCTTAAGCAGAGATTTGACAAAGTCACCACTCACGCAATGACACCAATCAAGTTACCACCGGACTTTTTGACAATATCGGTAGTTTCGGCAAGCTCTCTTAGAATCCTTTGCCGTTCTGATCTTAGGGTAGGCATTTCATCCCTGTTCAGTTTAATGTCTCCGACTCTCTCCGCGCCGATCCGATCAAGTGCACAATCCAGTCTTTCGTCGAGTTTATCGACACGAGACAGAAACTTCCGTATTTTCGCCTCTGTCTCGACGTTCAGATTCTTCAACCTGTCGTCGATGATCGAATTGAATAGCACACTACCCGGTTGAACTGATTTCGCAGGCCAACCGAGAAGTGTCACAACACGACATTTTTCAGCCGATGTTAAGGCCATCTCTTATCCCTGGCTGTGGTGCAAACCCGGGGGCCTTCGATCTTCCATTGGTTTTATTCGCTGGCGCGCTTGGCATTATTGCTTTTGGCGGGCCTTCGTTTCCCTGCACGCTTGGCTGTCCCAAGCTTTGCGGTTTTTTCTGAAACGGGTCTCGTTTGTTTTTCGGTTTTCCTAATCCTGGCATTTTTTTCCTTCTTTCTTTGTTCGTCGGCTTTAATTCTGCGCCTGGCAGCCATTATACCCATAATTAGCTCCTCAAATAAAAAGGGACCAGCCGAGCGGGAGAGCTTTAGCCGGCCCCTTTAAGTTTACCAAAAATTAGATGTTGGCATAGACGATCTGAGCACGGGCAGTCGTCAAAGCGACATTGGTTCCCGCGTCCGTTTCGTCATACACAACATCAAGCTTGGAATCTTTTTCCACAACAGCCGAAACAACCCGCCCGTCTTTCCAGACGTTTTGAGCAAGGCCGTTTTCTGCGGCTGATCGCGTGTCTAGATCTCCGTGGACAGTACTACCGACCTTCAACTGAATTTCGGCGAAATCTGTATCACTGGCAGAAATCGCAGCGCCATTTAATATTGAAAAGTGAAGAATTTTGATTCTTCGCTTAGTCAACATCGCTGGGACTGTTCCGTCTGCACTGAGCGACCCTAGATCGACCACGAGTGTCTCTGGTGAATTTTCGCTATCTATAGCCATGTTCTTACTCCTTTAGTCTTAAGCGTCCGCATCGGTGGCAAAAAGCATTCTGGTTACACGTTTGTCTTCAGCATCGATTTTCGAGTGAAGCCCAACAGTTCCGTACCACTGCGTACCTGCGAAAACAAATTCCCGGTTTAAAATGTCTCGGTCTGTTTCAATTTCTGGCTCCTGAGCAAGACAGAGTCCATAAGGATCTGGCTTCATAGCAAACGCGTGAAAGCTTTTCTTACCTCCAAGCGCACTACCAGCAGGTACAACATCGCTTGCAATGACTGCCATTCCTAAAAGC